CGGTAGTGCGAAACCCACGGGTAATCGGGCGCGGCCCAGGTGATGCGCAGGCGGCTGCTCCATGCCCCGTCCTTGAGCTGGTAAAGCTCTTCGGCCACGGCCAAGCCGGCCGGTGGGAGCGGCGCCGAAACGCTGGGCAGGCTGGTGTCGGCGTAGCTGGGGCCCGAGGCGATGGCGTCGGAATAGACGGCGGGGTCGTATTCGGCGAGACTGAGGGTGTAGCGGCCCAGATCGCCTTGGCACGACAGCACGCGCATGGGCTTGTTGGTGAGGCCGATAGGGTGCGAGACGGTGACCACGTCGCCGGCCTGCAGCTTGATGGCGTCGTCAAAGGCCGTGAGCGCAAACGACAGGTCGGTGATGCACAACTTGTTGAGCCGTTCGGTGGCTTCGCGGAGGGCTTGGGCGTAGGTTTGGACGCCCTCGAGGCGCACTGAGGATTCGCGGCGCGGCACGGTGCCGGCAGCAACGCCGGCCAGGGCGACTTCGGCATAAGCATCGGTGCGCCACGGCACCAGGGCGGTGTCGGTGTAGTAAATGCGCATGACGGTGGGCGCCTGGGTGGGGCTGCGCTTGTTGAGCGCGCCAAGGCTGAGGATTTGCCCATCCGCATGGTTGAGCGTGGCCACCGGTGAGGCGGGGCGATCTGGCACCAGGCGCAGACCGGATTCGCCCGGCACGACCCAGCCGCCGGCATAGGTGCGCAGGGCATCCACCCAGGCGTCAACGTTTTGCACGGTGGCCAGGGTGAGGCCGAAGGCGCGGCGGGGCTGGCCGCCGATGAGGGTGTCACAGGCGGTGGCGGCGGCCTGCACGCTGGACCAATCCACCGCGCGGCCCATGCCCCAATCGGCCGAGAGGAAGGCAGCCAGGGCAAGAGCCGGGTTGTTGGTGTAGCCCGTGGTACCCGTGCGCGGGTCGTAGAGCTTGCTGCCCTTGATGATGGCGGCAATGCCGGGCACGCCGAGGCTTGAGGCCAGCAAGCGCGGCACCTTGAACACACTGTAGGCCATGCCCGGCAGGGTGTCGGCGTAGGTGATGCTTTGTGCGGCGAAGGCGGCTTGCAGCCAGGGGTCTATACCCTGCCCTGCCGTGCCGAGGTAGTCGGTGCGCTCGACGCCGGGGGGAATGATGTCGTCGTCAAAATGCACAGCCTCGATAGCTTCGACCCCCAGGCCGCCGGGCGCCCAGCACCACAGGGCGCGGATATAGACGTGTGCGCCGTAGCTGAGGACGTTGTCGACGTGGGCGCCGAGGCGATCACGGCCGAAGACGATGCGGGCCGGCGTGCCGGCGGCGACCAGGGCGAGCGCCTGACGGTTTTTGCTGGCCACGCCGTTGAGGGTGTCTTTTGCAGCCAGGCCGGAGAGGTCGGCGTCGGGAAGGAAGAGCATCAGACTTGCTCCAGGGTGACGGAGAGGTTCCAGCGCACCCCGCCGACCCGCGACCAGCGCGGGACGCTGGCGTACAGCATGCTGTAGGTTTGGCCGCGCCATGCCACGGCAAACGGGGTGCTGCGGTGGGCTTGATAGTGATCATCCACGGTGGCGCGCTGGGCCTGCGTGAGTGCACGGAAGGCAGCAGTGAGGCGCAGCTTGGGGGCAGCGTAGAGCGCCCTGCCCCGCGCGGCGCCGTTGCTGGCACGATCAATCTTGACGTCGTCGAGCAGCTCTTCGGCGGTTTCGGCGTCGAAGGAGAGGCGGGGAAAGTCAGCCATTATTTGCGCTCCACGGTGTAGGTTTTGTCGCCGACTTTGATGACGGCGCCGGCCGGAATCATGGTGTGCATGCCCATGGCCGGGCCGTAGAGGAGGCGCGGGGCGTAGAGGGCTGCAGAGGGTGCGGCCGATAGGCTGATGCTGACGCGGCCGGATGCGGGGTCGATGCTGGCGCCATCGGTAGCGCCTTGCCACTGAATGACGGGGTCGGCATCGGCGAGGGCTTGGGCGTCGCCCGACCAGATGGTGACGGGCACATCGTCAAGCAGGCCCTGGAGCACTGCGGTAGCGATGGCGCCGTCAGGGTCGGTGAATACCAGGGTCGGGGCGCCGTCGCTGCCGAGGCCGGTGATTTGCAGGCCGGCTTCTTGCCACGATTCGCCCATGAGGGTGAGCGTGGCCAGGGTGCAAAACCGGAGCACGGGAGTGGAGTCGATGCGGACCAGGTGCAGCGGGCGGGTGATGCGGGCCTCTGTTGCGGCCTGCATGGCGGAGGTGAGGGTGCGCATGGCGGGGGGCCTGATCAGTAGCCGACTTCGGTGGTGGCGACGTTGCGGGCGCCCGAGCCGAGGAAGCTGATTGATATGGTTTTCGGGATGCTATCGGCGGCCTCTTGAATTGCCGGGGCGACGCCGCCGAAGGCGTCGATGATGGCGGTGCTGATCACGCTGGCCAGTTGCTTTTGGTCGTCGATGGCCTGCTGCCGGGCGGATTCGATGCGGGTTTGCGCAAGGGTTTCGAGTTGGGTGAAGCGGTCGATGAAGGCTTGCGAGGTGTCTTCTTTGATGCCGTCGGGGATCAGGCCCCAGGCTTGGTTAATGGTGCCGTTGAGCTTACCGACGTACTCGGCAATGAGCGTGGGGTCGGTGAGGGTGCGCAGGGTGTCCATGTAGCGCGCAGCTTCGGCGTCGAGCATGGCGTACTGGCCTTCGGTGTCGAGCAGGCCAAACTTGAGGTTGCGAATGGATTCGCTGACGGTTTGGGTGGTTTGCTTGCTGACGGCGTCGAGGTTGGCCAGCAGGGCAATTTCGGCGTCGTAGCGCTCTTTGAGGCCGGAGACGATGGTGTCGATCGACATGGAGGCCGAGGCGGCCAGGGCGCGCAGTTTGTCGCCGCTGGAATACCAGGCTTCGGTGGCGGTCATGCTGGCTTCGGCGGCGGACTTGAGCACGTCGTCGGTGGAGACCGACAGGACGGCCATGACGGTTTGCGCCTGGGACAGTGAGGCGGTGAGGTCTTCGAGGCTGGCCGTCATGGGGTCGATGCTGCGCAGCATGGCATTGGCGACGGGAGACAAGTCGGTTTTTTGCAGCGCCTTGTAGAGCATGCGGGGCACGTCTTCGGCAAAAGCTTTCATCGCTTCGGCGCCGTTGGCGGTGTATCGCTTTTCGAAGTCGACGACGCGCTTGCCGGCGGCGTCGACGATACGGATGGCGCCTTCGGACCAGTCGTCGTTATCGGACACAAAGCGGCTGGACACCTTGTATTGCCCGAGGCCGCCCAATGACGTGGAGGTGACGGCAAGCTGCTTGATGAGGCCTTCTGAAATCGACTTGGCGGCGGTGTCGTAGCCGGTGGAGCGGTCGGAGTTGTAAGCCCCCCAGGTGAGGCGCCAATTGGGTTCGGTGGCGGCGGTGGCGGCCATGCTGGTGCCGTCGGTGCCAGCAGTCCAGGCGCCGCCATGGTGGTAGGTGGGGCCTTTGAATGCGCCGAGCTGGTCGGCCACCAGCAGGGCGACGGCCAGGTAGGGGGCAGCAGTAGCCAGGCCCGAAAGTGCCGTACCCACCATGCCGGCCGACGAGCCCAGCGCGCCGGCCGCACTGGCTCCGGCGCCGAGGCTGGTAGCAGTGGCGCCCATGCCGGCGGCGTTGTAGGCGGCAATGGCGCCGGCAAGATCAGCGCCGCCGGCTGCGGCCGACAGGCCAGTGGTGAAGCTGCTGGCCATGCTGCCGAGCTGCATGTAACCCGCAGCACCGGTAAAGGCCGACAGGCCGCCACTTAGGCCGGCAAGCTGGCTGCCGGTGTTGATGAGGCCGCCCAGGTTGCCGATGCTGAAGCCTCCACCACCTGCGCCACTGCTGCCGCCGAAGCCCATGGACTGCATGATGCCCTGCACGCCCTGGGTGACCATGGGCTGCACTGCGGCGCGGATTACGGTGGCTTCGATGGTTTTTTTGAGGAGTTCCCAGCCGTCTTTGCCGCCGGTGAAGATGGCGTCGGTGAGGCCGCGGCCGATGTCGTCAGACACGCGTTGCCATTCTTGGCCGGCTTTTTCGGCGGCTTTGGCGTTGGCTTCTTCGACGTCGAGCGATGCGGTGGCGGCGGCGATGCGCTTGCGAAGCTCGACTTCCTGTTCCAGCTTGGCGAGGTAGTCGTCGGCGACGCCGTTGTCGCGGGCTTTTTGCAGGGTGTCTTCGGCCCGGGCAAGGGTGAGCGCAGCGAGGGCACGCCGGCCGAGGCCGTAGGTGGCGGCTTGGTCTTCGAGCTTGGCGGCTTCCTGATCGAGGCCGACAAGGTATTTTTGCCAGTTTTCGAAGTAGGCGTCTTGGGCCTTTTGGGCTTCTTCGCGGGCCTTTTTGTCGGCGGCGACGGCATCGGTGTGGAATTTTTGGCTGACGGTGAGCTTTTCGACGGCGCCGCGGTAGGCTTCGAGATCCAGCTTGCCGCCCTTGTAGGCGGTGAAGAGGGCTTGCAGGTCTTTGTAGTAGCCGGCGTCGAGGCCGGAGGACTTGCCGTTGATGCGATCGAGGATTTTTTCGAGCTCTTCGGCGTCTTTTTGTTCTTGGGATTTTCCGGTGCGGGCTTTGCGCTCTTTGGGGTCGGCCATTTTTTCGCGAATGGCGGCAACGCGCTTGGCGATTTCGACTTCGGACTGGCCGGCAGCAAGGCCTTCGTTGCGGGCCTTGGTGATGGCGCGCTCGCGCTCTTCGGCGCGGCTGAGGTATTTGTCGCCCTCTTTTAGCCAGGCGATGCGGGCTTGCTCTTGGCGGTTGCTTTCGGCTTTGGCGGCGGCTTCTTTGGCTTGGTTGGTAGCGGATGCCTCAAGGGTGGCAAGGTATTTTTGAGCGACGTCGATGTTGCCTACTTCGGAGCCGTTGCGGATACCTTCAATGATGCGTTTTTGTTCGGCGATCTGGTCGGATAGGCCGGCTTGGCGGCCAACGCCCAGCATGGCGTCCCACGCGCTCTTTGCAGTGCCGACAATGCCCTTCCATGCGGCTTCGATGTGGCCAAGGTTCTGGACGATCTGTTCAGACCGCCCGTTCATGGCGTTGGCGTAGGTTTGCTGGGCCAGGGCGCCGGCTTCTAGGGTTTTGCCTTGTTCTTCGAGGGCCTTGATCTGGGCGTAGACCGAGGCAGTGAGGTAGTTGTATTTGTCGTTGAGCTTTTCGGAGGCTTTGACGGGCTCTTTGCCCAGCTCGGCGAACTCGCTGACAGTTTCGGAAATGGCCTTGCCGGTGGCGCGTTCGAGGCGGACGGCGGCCTCGCTGACAAGCTGCAGGTTGGCAGCGACGACCTTGCCGGTGCTGACGGCTTGCTCGAGGGCGCCGGAGGTTGCGCCCTGGGTGGCGCCGGTGGCAGCGGCCAGGGCTTTGGCCATGTCTTGCAGTTGGCCCACCGATGCACCGGCTGCGTTGCCGGTGAGGATGATGGACTTGGCGAGGGCGTCGGCCTCTTTGCTGCCTTGGTAGTACGCCGTGCCGACGACGCCCACCGTGGTGGCCAGGATGGTAAAGGGGTTGATGAGGCCAACGACGTAGCTGCCCATGGCGCGGGCGGCGTTGCCAGCGCCACCGAACACGTCTTTGAGCTGGCCGCCTTGCTGCATGAGCACGGTAAGCGGGGCCTGCCCCGAGGCAAGGCTGGTGGCAATGTCGGTAAATTGGGCCGGTACGCCGCGCAGGGCGTTTTTGAGCTGGCCAGCGCTCAAGGTCATGTCCACCACGCCGGTGACGGCGGCTTTTTGCTTGGCAGTGGCGACGTCGAGCTGGTCGAGATAGGGGCGCAGGGCATCGACGCTGACGCCGCGCTGGCGTGCGATGGCTTCGTAGTAGCCGGTGGTGGCCGTGCCGCCGGCTTCGGCGGCGGCGGTGGTGCGCTGAATGCTGCTAACGATGGATTTTGTGCTGCGATCGAGCTTGGCGGAGGCTTTTTCTCCGGCGCTGCCCAGGCTGTCGAGCCCTTTACTGGCCTGGGTGCCGGCGGTGCCCACGGACGTGGCCATGTCATGGGCGCCCTGCTTGACTTCGGCAAAGCCCTCTTTGGCTTGCGTGGCGTCGACTTCGACGCCGATTTGTACTTTGCGGTCTTCAGTTGCCATCGGTGTCGCCTCGCATTGCCATGAGCGCCGCGCGCTCCATGAGTTGTATTTCGTCCATCACGCGCCACCAGTCGGGGCCGGTAAAGCCGCTGCGGTCGATGAATTGCACGGTGACGTTGTGATCGAGCCCGGGGGGGCCGTTGAAGCCGTGGCGCCACTGGGTGGAGAGGCGCAGGAAGAGCTGCACGACGGGCCAGTTTTCGGGCCAGATTTCGACGGGGTCGAGGGCGTAGTCTTCGGGGGTGAGGCCGGAGCCGGCCAGCTCGCTGGCTGACGGGGTCCGGTAGTGGGCGGCGCGTGCCGCTGCAGTCAGTTTCCCAGGCGGCCTTCGACGGAGGCGGCGCGGTAGCCTTCCATGATCGCCACGATGGCGCCGGGCAGTTCGTCGGCCAGGCGCTGGGCATTGGCGCGGTTGAGGGGCTGGTCGACGTCCCAGGCTTCGAGGGCTTCGAGCAGGTAGTCGGCGTTTTTGTCGCGGGTGGCTTCCATCAGCCGCTCCATCGAGAAATCGTCACCCTGGGGGATGGCTTGGCCGGCGTCTTTGAAGATGGCATCGACGAAGGCGCCGAAATCGGTGCGGGTGCGGTACTTGAAGGTGCATTCGATGACGCCTTGCTCGCCGGCATGAATGGGGAAAGTGATGGTTTTTTTGAAACTGGCGGGACGCTGGCCAAGCTTGATTTTGGTTGCCATGATGTTTTTGTCCTGTGCAATGAAAAAGACCCGCAGCGGGGGCGACCCGGCGGGCTGAAAGCCGGCCCTGCGGGGCCGGCGATGGCAGGGGTTAAGCCGCGTAGCGGGTGGCGCGGTTGTTGCCGTTGAAGGCGGCGGTGACGCGGTTGATCTGGCCGTCGGTGAGCTTGACGTTTTCGTTCAGCGCGACCTTGCAGGGCAAGTAAATCGGGGAGCCGGAGCGCAGTTGCATGCGCATGATGGTGTCGGTTTGCACTTCGGTCAGGCTCTTGAGGGCGTTGTAGCCGCCGCCGCCGATGGCGTCGGCGTCCAGCTCGAGGGTGTAGCTGGTGGCGCTGAAGCCGTCGTTGATGGAGTATTCGACGTCGGATTCGATGTACTTGTAATTGACAGTTTTGGGGTCGCCACCGTTGGACTGCGGGTTCATGATCTTTTCGAGCTGCTGCCAGGTGGTGACCTTGCGCGCGCTGCCCGCACTGGAGCCGGAGGGGTAGAAGCCGGTGTTGGTGGTGTCTTGCCCTTCGAGCTGGAAGCTATCCGCAGACACCGTGGCGATGCGGAAGGCGCGCTTGTTGAGCTTGCCCCAGCCGCTGGTGATTTCGATGATGTCGCCGTTGCTGAAGCCGTGGGCTACGCAACTGACGACGGCCACCGCGGCATTGGTGATGGCGGTGATGGTTTTGTCGGCGCCGAAGGCGGTGGCGACGGAAAAGATAGTGCCGGTGGGTACTTGGGCCATTGCGGGTCTCCTGAATGAAAAAACCCGCCGGAGCGGGTTGGTGCTGGGTGAAAAGTGGGGTTAGCGGGGCAGCCAGATGGTGAAGTCTTGTTGCGTGCCGTAGCCGGGCGGGGTCATGTCGGGTTCGTGCTGCGAAATGGGGCCGGAGGCCGGGCGGGCCTCGAACGCGGTGGAGGCAATGAGGTTGTTTTCAGCGAGTTTGCGCACGATGGAGACTTCGAGCCGGGTTGTGCCCCAGATGTTGATTTGAACCTGGGCGTTTTCGGTGTCGGGCAGGTCTTTGCCGACGTAGGTGACCGGGTTGCCGCCGATTTGCTGGTAAGTGATGTAGGGGCGCGGGGTGTCGAGCGGGGCGACGTCGGGAAATACCCGACCGGAGACCAGCGGGCTGAGGGCGGCAACGAGGGCGGATTCGAGGCTCATGGTCAGATCAACCAGGTTTTGCGCAGATAGGCGCGGAGGGCTTTTTCAGAGGCTTCGGCGGCTTGCGGGGCAACAGCCAGGGCCGGGCGTACAAACGGCTGGGCGGCGACTTGCCGGGGGGCATCGAGCGGGATGTAATAGGCATCCTTGACGGCCTGGGGGGCTTTACGCGATGGCGCTTTTTTGCCTTTCATGCCAGGGCGGATGGCGGTGTACCAGTGGCCATCCTTACCGGTGAATACTTTGTAGCGCTGGATGTGGCCGAATTCAACGAGGTGGCCATGCGGGGCTTTTTTGGCGTTCCAGCTGACGTGATAGACCGCCCTGCCCTTGCCGGAGTTGTTGGCGCTGTAGGCTTGGTAAATGGCGCTGTCGAGGTTGCCAGTGACCCGGCCGAGGCCGGCGACGTTGAGCTTGACTTGCTTGTAGAAGACTTCGGCGCCGGCCTGGGCGGCGGGCCGGGCAGCCGCTTCAACGTCGAGCGTCATGGTGGACATGAGGCGGTCGAAGCTGGACAGGTCTGTTTTGAGTGTGAGGCTCATTTTCGGTGCTCGCAGACCAGATCAAGCCATTCGTTACCTTTGGGCAGGCAGGCGATGATTTCAAAGTCGCCTTCGCGCAGGCGCACGCGCATGGCTTCGGTGATGGTGGCGCGGTAGCGAATGCGGACACTGGCGCGCAGGGTAGAGGCTTCGGCACCGGCGCGGATGCTTTCGACGCCGGAGGGGTAGCGCACGTTGGCCCAGGTGTGGAACAGCACAGACCAAGCGTGGATGGGCTGGCCAGCGGCGTCGGGCGTGGCAGTGCTGGCCAGTATGTCGACGCGGGTGTCGAGCTGGGCGGCGCTGAAAGTGGTGGGCATTACGCGGTGACCGTGCCGTAAAAGCGCAGGGGATCCAGCAGGCCGTTCCAGAAATCGTCAGGGAGGGCGTAGGTGGGCGCGGTGTCGACGGCGGAGGGCCGGTGCCACACGCCGATGGAGAGGAGCATCCAGGCGCGCAGGCTGGCCCAATCGGCGTCGGTGGCGGTGACGCCGCAGGTGTAGCGGATGCGCACCGCACCCGGCTCGGCCAGCGTGGTGGGCCAGGTAGTGACCGGCATGATGGCGGCGGGCTCGCTGTAGGGCCGCAGGCGATAGGCTGCAGGATCAAGCGTGCGCTCGATGGCCGTGGCGTCGTCGTACTTGATGCTGACGATAGCGTGGACAGGCGGATCGGGCAGCAGGATTGCCCAGCCGGGGAAGGCGTCCAGCACCCGCTCCCACGTTTGCATCCCGAAGCGCCGGCCGGTGCGGTGTTCGGCCTGCTGACGGGCATTGACGATCAGGGACGTGATGAGGGCGTCCTGATCAGTCAGGTCGTCATCGATGCGCAGGCACGCCTTGGCTTCCGCCAGGGTAACCGGCTCGGCCAGCGGGGCTGTGATGAGTGGCATGGGTGAGTCCTGATGGATGTAAAAAGCCCGGCACGGGGGCCGGG